ATTATATCCAAATGGCATTGATTTGGATGGCGCTAGTAGGCTTGGTATAGCTACGTGCCGCACCGATCTGCCCTATCCAGCCAAGCGTTGTGGCTTCTACTATGTCGAGTGTACCATCTGCGGCTCAAATGCTATGATCACAACAGCCGGGCGTTCCGACGATCCGCGTTCTGTACATATCCCATGTAAACTGAAAGGCGGCAAACAATGAGCCAACTGGCCGAGTGGAAGTCCCATAAAAAGGTTCGGGCCGGTCGCGTGCTTCAGCAGCCCGAAGATGATCCAAGCGTAAGCGAAGTCACTATGACAGTCGAGGACGTGAACGGTGCGCCCTGCAAGGTCAATGTGCCTAGAAATTTCTTTAGTCGTGGGGCTCCATCCCGGGGAGATTACATCGTGATCTATGATGACGGCTACAAGTCGTGGTCGCCAGCAAAAGCCTTCGAGGAAGGCTATACACGCGTGCTATGATGGCTAAGACAGTTCAAAAGAAGAAAGGTGGCGCCCCCAAAGGCAACAAGTTCGCTGTAGGCAACAAAGGCGGACAGCCAACGTCCTATCGTCCCGAGTACATAGAGCAAGCCCGTAAACTGTGCCAATTAGGTGCCACCGATAGAGAGATGGCACATTTCTTCGGTGTCGCAGTGTCAACGTTATTTTTGTGGCGTGCCACTCACCAAGAGTTCTCGGAAGCAATAGTGACAGGCAAGGCATTGGCCGACGAAAGGATGAAGCGCTCCCTCTATCAACGCGGCATCGGATACGAAGTGCCAGTGACGAAGGTAGAGGAACGGCTACTCGGCAGAGGCAAGAATGCCAAGCTCGCCATCGTCAAGAGAACGACTTCAGCCGAGCACATTCCAGGCGATGTCAGCGCACAGAAGATGTGGCTCTGCAACCGCCTTCCAAAAGAATGGCGCGACAAGATCGAGCACACCCATGAGCCCGTCCGAGAGATTACCCCCGCTGAGGCGCTTGAAAACTTGGTCTCTCTGCTCGTGCGTAACGGTGTCCAGATAGCGTTGCCGCCACCTACGATAGAGGGCGAGAGCGAGGAAGAGGAAGGGGAGGCGCAGACATGAGCGGCGCAAAGATCATCGCTGGTCTTAAGGATGCTATTGCCGGCAACCTTTCTCGCGTGACAATAGAAGGTCAAACATGGGTTCGTGAGGATGGCGTTAGCGACGAGCAGTCAGCCTTTCACCAAGCACAAGCGCGCTGTAGTCAATTAACGGTTGAGTGCACTCGCCTTCGGGTCGAGAAGGCTGGTTTGGTAGCTGCGCTTCAAGGCATGATCATTGAATGGGACAAGCTGAGCAGATACGGCAGTCCGATGGCAAAGGCCGCGAATGATCTTGTAAACAATGCCCGCGCCGCTATCGCTAAGGCTACAGAGGTCCAGCATGAACCGTCGTACGTTCGTTAAAACGGTGCACATCACATGAGCATGGAACCTGACGTTCTCGTGTCCGTTGAAGGCTACGTGTCCGAGAAGGAATGCGGTCATTTCAGCTTCGGCGTTGAGATCGACTTGTGCCTTACAGAGCAAGAAGCCGATCGCGCGTGCTGTATGTTGCAGCAATTGCTAGCGGCCAACATGGGATTCGTGTTGGGCAAGGACGTGACGTTGGAGTCGGCTGAGGTCGTGCCGCCGTCTGGCTCGATGATGAACTGATACCGTGGACATTAGCGCCATTCTCACTTCTGTCATTGCCACTCTTCCGCCAGCGATCAAAGCGGAAGCAGAGATTGCTCAGGATATATACGAGCTAGCGGATGAACGTGTGCGCTGCGAGGCGTCGCTGTACGAGTTCGTAAGGGAGGCTTGGTCGTCTATCGATAGCTCGGAGTTCTTAGAGAACTGGGCGGTCAAAGCCTATTGCGACCATCTCGAAGCGGTGACATTTGGTGACATCAAACGATTATTGTGCAACTTCCCACCTCGCTCGGGCAAGACCATTGTGCTTACGTGTTGGCAAGCGTGGACATGGGCGCGATCAGAGATCAGCTATTTGAGTGGTCCGCAGGTTCGGTTTCTCTGCGGCAGCTACGGGCACAGTTTGGCACTACAAAGCTCGAATCTGTGCCGTCGTCTGGTCTTGAGTCCGTGGTACCAAAGGCTATGGGGGCACCGTTTTGCTCTTCGTGAGGACCAGAACTCGAAGAATCAGTTCGACAATACCAGGAATGGATCACGCCTTGCTACGTCGGTAGGCGGCTCGCTCTTGGGGCTTGGTGGCGACATCGTGGTTGTGGACGATCCTCACGACACACAAGATGTTGAATCTGAAGTGCAACGACAGACTGCCATTGCGTGGTGGAACGAGATTCACACGACACGTCTCAATAGTCCAAAGGACAGCGCCGTCGTCGTAGTAATGCAGAGATTGCATGCGTCCGATGTGTCTGGCGTGATTCTTGATAGTGATGAAGACTGGGTGCACTACTGCATCCCAATGGTCTTCGACGAGAAGCAGTCGCGTCGCTGTGTCACTGTTGTGTTGCCCCAATATGACACTGATGAGCCCTGGCAAGACGAGCGCGAAGACGGCGATCTGATGTGGCCCGAGCGCTTTGATCAGAAAGAGGTGGATGGCTATCAAAGGATAGGCGATTGGCTGTGGTCTGGCCGCTATCAGCAGTCTCCTGTGCCGGCCGGTGGCGGCATCATCAAGCGCGAGTTCTGGCAACCATGGGACAACGTTGAGGCACAGCGCTACGGGTTGGAATGGACTGGCGCACGCCGCGAGTTCCCTGACATTGAATTGGTGGTTGCAAGCCTGGACACAGCCTATGGCGAGAAGGAAGAGAATGACTACAACGCACTCACGGTCTGGGGCATCTGGATCGACTTCGCCAAGAATCGTCGGGCGATGCTTATGTTTGCCTGGGCAAAGCGGTTGCCGTTGCATAGTCGCGAGGTGTTCGCCTACCCAAACGAGTCCAAGGCTGACTACGAGGCGCGCAAGAAAGAGAACTGGGGGCTTGTAGAGTTGGTTGCTGATACCTGCAAGCGTTACAAAGTGCGGCGGCTTCTGATCGAGGACAAGACGCGCGGCCGCGATGTGGCCAATGAGTTGAAGCGGCTCTACGCTCGTGATAACTGGGGCATTGAGCTAATAGTGCCGACGAAGGATAAGGTGACGCGCGTTCACTCTATTGTGCCAATGTTCACCGATAATGCCGTGTGGGCGCCAGACACCAAATGGTCTGACGAGGTAATTACGCAGGCGTCTTTGTTCCCGAAGGCAGAGCACGACGACTACGTTGACACAATTTCTATGTTCCTGCTATGGGCAAGGGAGAAGGAACTGCTCGTGCGTGCCGATGAGATGTCTGCGGCGATGGAAGAGGACGCGATGTGGAAGCCGCACGAGGAAACGGTGGCCGAGGCTTATGGGGTGTGAGGAAGGGGCCTAGGTGTAAGATGCTCAAACGTTATTCTCCAGTACAATTTCGCGACAAACGGTCGGTTCTGGTGGGACGCTCCTCCAGGAGAGGAAATCATAGACTTGCGGCGGGACAGGGCGATACTTCGGCTGAAGTGCTTAAGGAACATCGTCCCTGATCCAGACGAACGTAACGATGATGAGTTGAGCGCCGTATGCTGCTTCAAGTTACTGCGTAGCAATCGTGGCACCAGGGTCGAGGTCACACCGAATGACGTGCGGTGGAGTTACTTGGCTCGCAGGCGAGGAAATGGCGCATATGTTGTTGTTGGGGATGCGACTGTCTGGATGACAGAGGAGTTGCCAGACAAGTGGGAGTTGGAACGGGAATGACTATCTGGGCATCTGGTGCCATTGGTTTTGCGATTGGTGTATTCTTCACAGGTGCAATGATCGTTGGTCTGATGATGATGGATGACGCGTCTCATGGTCGTTGAAGATGTGGAAACGGACAACGCTCCGCTCCACGTCACAGGTGTGATCCGCGATAGGAACCTAGACAAATTCGCTGCGATCACAGTGTTGTTCTCTGGGCCAATTGGTGACGATGGGCTACGCGAGTTCCACGAATACGTCAGTAGGTGGCGCGTTGGGGGAAATGCTATGGCGAGCGAAGCTGAGGTTGATGCGGCGGCTAGAGTTCTTGCCGATACGCCGACAATTGACGCACCGAAGCTTGGATTTCAATGCTGGATGGGAACCGCTCGCGCTGTGCTTGAAGCTGCCGAGCGAGTGCGAAATGAGCCGCGTTTCGAAGTGATCGATGGGCGGCGCGTTTACTACAATGCTTCCGACGATCCTGCGTACAAATGAGACTAAAACTTCCTGATCGTCGGCCCTCAGTTACGGACAAGAAGTCAAATGGAAGCTGGCGTGAGGGGTTGACACAGATAAAGGGGTGTGCGACACGTATGCCCATGGGTGAGCCCCGCGCAGTCGGTTATCAGTGGATGACAGTCCGATTGCACACCATGTGTTCGCCCTCGGGAAACTGTGAGCCCCAGGAAGTCGGTTATCAGCATCTCACGCTGGAGACGTTGGTTCGAATCCAACCGGGGAGAAATCTCCGTAGCTCAATGGTAGAGCAACAAGACTCGATTTCCGCCATGTGTTCACAGTTTCTTGAGGGCCTAACGGAAGGCCGGTTTACGGGAATGAGCCCCTGAAGGTTGGTTATCATTGCAACTGCAATGCCCATGGATCGGTAGCAGAAACCGCGATCAATGGACGCCGAAGGGCATCTCGATCTTCGCCATGTGCTCATTCCCGTTGACCGGCCGAGAGAGGTCCGATGAAGTACGCCAAGCTTGCAACAAAGCCAATTCCGCAGTCAGAGCCGCTTGACGAGCGGCAGATTCCCAACCACGCGGGCGGCCACGTCTACCAGATCGACGACTGGAAGCGCTTGGACAGATTCCTTGTGCTCGGATCGGACTCTGCAACATTTTATCAGAAGGCCGCCGATCTCACCCGCGAGAACGCCAAGTGCGTTGAGCGCTGCTATGCGTTGGATGCCGCGCGCACCGTAGCGCGTATTGTGGAAATCTCGGACGGTGGCCGTGCACCGAAGAACGATCCGGCTATCTTCGCTCTGGCGCTCGGCGCAGCCTCCCCTGACGTGCGAACGCGCCAGATTGCCCTGGGAGCTTTGCCGCAGGTTTGCCGTATCGGCACGCATCTATTCCAGTTTGTGACGGCAGTTCGTGCTCTCGGTCGCGGCTGGGGCCGGACGCTGAAGCGTGCCGTGGCTCGGTGGTACGATGAGAAGCCGGTCGATGCTGTGGCGTATCAGGCGATCAAGTACCGCTCGCGTGAGGGCTACAGCCACAAGCGGCTGTTGCAGACGGCGCATCCGAGCGGCGCTAAAGTACGCAGCAAGCCCGCTTCCTATGGTGCCGTATTCGATCCGGCGCGGGCTGCGCTATACCGCTGGATTTGCGGCAAGGAATTGCGCGCTGAAGAGTTGGATTATTCGGTGCATATGCCGCTGGTTGTCACTGCTCATATGAGGGCAATGGCATCGACGAACGTCCTTGATTGGGTAATGCTCACGCATGTCTACGATCTGCCGTGGGAAGCGTTGCCGACAGAGGCGAACGCCGAGCCGAAGGTCTGGCAGACGATGTTGCCCAAGATGGGCTTGACTGCGCTCATCCGCAATCTCGGCAACATGACGCGCATCGGTGCCATTGCACCGTTGTCCGATCACGAGCGTATTGCGGTCGAGCGCATCAAGTATCGCGATGCCTTGAAGAAGGCGCGTGTGCACCCGTTCACTGTGCTCCAGGCCAAGGCAGTCTACGCGACTGGGCGAGGCGTCAAGGGCAGCGGAACGTGGTCGCCATCTGCGCCGATTATCGCAGCGCTAGAGGGCGCATTCTATGCTGCGTTCGATAACGTGGTGCCAACCAACAAGCGCACGCTCATCGGGCTTGATGTGTCCGGCAGCATGAGTTCGCCGTTCGGCGGCACTAGCATGAGTGTCGCCGAAGCTGCTGCGGCCATGTGCATGGTTACCGTTCGCACAGAGCCGTGGACGATGATTCGTGGCTTTGCCACGGAGTTCCGCGATCTCGGCATCACAGCAAAGGACAGCCTTGAAACGGTGCTGAGGAAGACGACCAACCAGAACTTTGGCGGCACCGATTGTGCTCTGCCGATGGTCTATGCGTGGCAGCACGACTTGAAGGTTGACGTGTTCCAAATTTATACGGACAACGAAACCTGGGCCGGCTCGGTGCATCCCATGCAGGCGCTGCGGGACTATCGCTGGAAGAGTGGCATCGATGCCAAGCTGATCACCGTGGCTATGACGAGTACGGTCTTTACCATCGCGGACCCCAAGGACGGCGGCGCTCTTGATGTTGTAGGTTTCGACTCTGCGGCGCCGGCTGTGATGGCAGACTTTGCGAGGGGGTGATGTGGAAACGTATAGGTTGGACACCATGCAATGATGGCGCTATTGTCTCAACGGTTGACCTTTACCGATATGGCATTGAGACAGCAGTGTGGGTCGGTGACGATATCACGGTGGTTGAGAAATATAGCGACAAAACCTCTGCTATCACTGGCCATTCAAGGCATGTTCGTCTTCACTTTGGGCCGTTAGGTTTATTCTGGCGGATTTTGCTGGGGGTGTGAATGCGCTGTTACGTGTTTGATATCGATGGAACGCTGGCCGATGTCACCCATCGTTTGCCGCATATCCAGAAAGAGCCCAAAGACTGGGACGCATTCTTTGACGCATGTTCAGAGGACAAGCCGATCCACCACATGATCAATGTGGCAATGGCGCTCTGTATGTGCGCTCCGGTCATATTTGTGTCAGGCCGTGCCGAACGGTGTCGCGCAAAGACAGAGGCGTGGCTGATGGAACACCTGTCGTTCAGCGAGCCGCTCTACATGCGCAAGGACGGCGATCACCGTCCTGACAATGAGGTCAAGAGCGAGCTGCTGGATCAGCTTGTTAAGGATGGCTACGAGCCGGCGCTTGTGTTTGACGATAGATCACAAGTTGTGAGGATGTGGCGGCAACGCGGCATCCCGTGCGCGCAGGTGGCGGATGGGGATTTCTGATGAAGGTGGGTCCGCACCATGTTGATGCAATTGTTGACGCCGCGCAGAAAGCGGTGTGGGGATATACCGTTGTGATTTCAAACGGTGGCACAGGATGGCAGCGGCACGTCGAAGGGCCGTTATGGGAGCTACGCCTCTGCCGATCGGGGCAGAGAAGACCGGGCTTCGCCTCTTACCTTCATCCTGCGAATCCACGATCAGAACTGCCCGGCGACTGCGGATGTACCAGCGTCGCGCTGTTTGGAATTGTGAAACGTCCATGAATTGGACGCCTGTCTCTCCGTCTCGGATCATTCTCGTCGTGGCGAGGATGGGAAAGAGTGCTAGGGCCACGGAAGCGTAGATGGCGACGCAGGCGCCTTGTAAGCGTCAGAGCCGGTTTCGAGTCCCGGTCGTGGCACCAATAGAACTGCATCGCCGTATCTCAGGCCAGAGCAGGCGGTGGAGGGATAGAACGTTCACACGGCTCGGAAAGCGCGCCGGGCTGGCTGCTCTGTTCGACAAGACTTCCGGCCGATCTTCCCTCAGTCACAGGCCGGTGTAACACGGGCGAGCCCCAGGCTTTCGGTTATTAGACTTGAACTCTGAACCAAACCCGATCGCCGCTTTGTGTTCGCCCTCTTCGATAGCCCTTGTAGCTCAACGGTGGAGCACTCCCCTGTCAAGGGAAAGGCCGCGGGGTCAGCACCCGCCAGCGTCGCCAATTCAGGGTGTAGCTCAGTTTGGTAGAGCGCTCGCTTCGGGAGCGAGAGGCCGCGGGATCGAAGGCCGCCTCCCTGACCAATTCGGCCGTGTAGCACAGCGGTTTAGTGCCAACGGTTCATAACCGTTCAGACGCTGGTTCGAATCCAGCCGCGGCTACCAAGAGGTGACTAATGGATCGTCGCACATTCCTTCGTGGCCTTCTTGCGAGCGTCGCTGGTGCGCCTTTGGCGCGGATGGGTGGTGTGTTGGCCTTTGAGCCTGTGGCACACCCTGGATGGCGCATAAGCGGGTTTGATGCCTTCGGTAATCCATTCTCTGAATGGGTAGAGTGGCCACAACGGATAACCTCAACTCAGTGGCGCTACATTGAGGCCATTGCCTATGAAAGTGATAGCCCAGAAGGTCGAGCAATCTGGCCCTCCCCTCTTCCGCCTCTACATCCACAATGCACCTCACCGGAGGATGCATCGTGCGGTGATCCAGCAGTACCGGGAGAAGCTACGGCCGGCGTTCATGAAGCTCGGCGAGCCATTGCCGATCGACTACCCGATAGAATTGTCAGTGGTGTTCGTGAACCCGACGAGCCCAGATTTGGACAATTTGTTGATGTCGCTCTTTCAGGCACTCGATGGGAAGACCTTGAAGAAGCCCGGTGTCTTGGTTGACGACAGGCTCATCCAGGTGATTCGGCACTTATCCATCCTGTGGAATTGATGCCACTTGACACTATTCGTCACGTAGCTTAACTGAACAGAGCCTCACTCTCCGAAAGTGAAAGGTCCGCGTTTGAATCGCGGCGTGACGACCATGGCTTACGGTCTGATATCTCCTTGTGTGAACTGTCCATTTCGGACTGACATCAAGCCGTATTTGCGCGCCGATCGCGTCCGCGAAATTCTCTCGTCGCCGGGGGAGTTTCATTGTCATAAGACGATCACTGTAGACGATGACGATGACGATGAGAACTGGGGTGGGGTTATTGATGACAGGAATGCGCAAGTGTGCGCTGGATTCCTCATTTGCTTAGAACACGATGGTTCGCCGAACCAAATGATGCTAATTGCCGAGCGCTTGGGGATATACGACTCGCGCAGACTGCGGATGGATGCACCGGTTTATCGTGGTGTGCGCGATGCTGTTCGCGCACACAGGAAGAAGATGGACAGGGGACGGCTCCCCAGCGGGTCCTGAAAACCCGTGATACCGTGAGGTATGCCGGTCGGCACGGCGTTCATCCGCCGCCATGGCCCACTAGGTTTAGATTCGGATAGAAAGTGGAAAACGGGAGATTTTCATGTCTGTCACCACGGATAAAACTCCTACGATCGAAGTCACGCCCGAGATGATAGATGCGGGGGAAACCGCCTACTATGAAGCTGAGCGGTACTATGACGATCCTCCGATCAATGCCGAGACCCTTGTGGCGATTTATCGGGCGATGCTGGCTGCGACTCCGATCGTTTCATCAACAAAACAGAAAACCGGAAGTAGTGCAGTCTCACGGCGATAAGAAAGCGAAGCATAAATAGAAGGCGGCCCATGGACTGTCATTCCGCGGGGCGCCTTAGTTCAAAATGCGAGTTGTCTCTCGCGTGATCCTTATACGCGCAATGGAGGCGCTTGTCATGTCCAGCCGAGACCACGCACCAAAGACTGGCAGCATGAAAATAATCTTTGATGACCGAGAAATGAAATCGCTCATCGAAGCATTCGAGAAATGTCCGCTGTCACTCCCGCTCAGAGAAGCGCTTTGGTGCGAACTCGGCCGCTTTAAGGGTGTTGATGGCTTTCTTGACTGTAGTCACATTACGACAACTGAGACAGGTGATTGGCGCGTCCTCGGACGGATTGGACGGGCTGGTGAACTCTTTATGGCCGCATTTCGGGCATTGACCATCGCTAGTGAACGTGAAGGTCAGTTGGGAGTGCTGCGGCAACCAACGCCATGCCTGGGGGCGGAAAACACCAACGATACAAGAGCGTAGAATCTTTCAGGAAGGCTAACCTGCCAGGCGACAGGCACCGCTTGGAAAGCGGCTGGCACGGCG